TTTGCGTGAGTACTCCTGTGGACGGGGGGAAAGCGGCCATGACCTTCGCTGAGGCGTTGGTTGGGGTTCAAGGTACCGTCACAAACCCTACTCGGGTGGCCTGCGATAAAAAGCAGCAGGCCGCAGAGTTCCACAACGGTGGAGGCGTTAATAGCGCAAACAAGCGGGTGTGCCGCGCAGTGGCTAAGGCTATCAGTCGTCAGATTGTTAGACCTAGCAACCAGCGCGCCGCGTGGCTATTGAGATTCGGAGTGATCCTTGTTTCTTTGGCTTTGTGCACAGGTGCGGATTTTGGATCCTCGGAGGTGCTTATGTCTATGACAGACGCAAACTTCCAGGCGGTCTACGATCACTACGTGCCAACGAAGAGTAGCCCTATTCTTCCCTTGATTTCGGAACACAAGATTGACGTTTCAGAAGCGAGTGAGATAGAGTTTCTCGGTCGGTATCTCAGCGGAGGTTGTGACATTTTCTTGTCATACTTGCAATGGACTATCGGCACTACTCCTCACGTGATTTGGCATGTGGTCAAGCTTTTTGCTGGTGCCATGGCTTTTCTGTGGGCAAAGAAGCACTTTTTGCAGGTGGTAACTTTGGTTACATTGGCACTTATATCCCTTTGGGGTTTGTTTTATGCTGTGGTGGTTTCCATCAAAAGCACGATACGCACCTATAAGTGGTTTCGTTCTGATGCATATAATGCCTGGTGGACTTTGAACTCAATTCCTTTTTGGATTTGGAATTCCTTAGTCGGGCCTAGCTATAAACTCAAAGTCCAACCCCAAGTAGAAGGCGTCACTGCCCAAATTGATGGAGAGAATGTTGTCATATGGTGTGGCTCTAGGAAGGTACAGACTTTCAAAATCAGTGGTGTTACAGCCACAAAGGAGATGGCTTTTACTGAGTCTCCCGCCCCAACTCGAATGATCAACGCAAATGATCCCCGATTCCGTTCTCAGGTGACCTTTTATAGGTTGAACGGCACAGAGATGTGTTTCTTGGGTACTGGGACTTTTAGTTCCATTATCGGAAGAACTGACGGTGTCACCCGCAATTTGATATGGACTTGTGCCCATGTTGCGGATCAGGCAACTCACTTCTCTGCCGCTAACAGTCATGAAAGGCCCCAACAGAAATACGTTAAGTTGCCTGAGGTCTGGATGAAGTCTGGTTATGTTGAGAACAATGATACTGACGTCGCTATTTATTTAGTGACTCCCAGTGATATTTCGAGGGCTGGTGGGTATATGTTGCCTACTTTGGCTTCTCTTAAGAGTTGTGATCAGCAGAGGAAGATTTTTATAACTGATGGCGACGATCTATTTTCCCAAGGACCTGGTAACCCGGTTACTAAGGAGAGTGGATACTGGATGAATAGTGGCCCTGTGGTCGATTCTCCCTGTGACAACGAGTGTGTTGGAGGCCATAAGGTCAACACCACCAAAGGCTGGAGCGGGAGTGGGATGTTCATTAACAAGGCAGGTACTTGGTACTTTGCTGGCATCCACACGGGATCCTTGGGTTCTAGTAATACTATGGTCATCGTGGAAGAAGTCTTAGAAGACGTCCAAAGGTTCCTTAAGTCGGAACTTGAAGTTGCAGATAAAGAAGCAGCGGAGGGTTCCGGTGTCAACAAGAGCCGTAAATTTGGCGGTAACGAGGGCCGTTCTAGTCGTGAGGCTAGGGATACCAGAAGTGATCGTGCTAAGTATATTGCCGGAACATCACAAGGTCGTGGTTATAAGGAGTGTATGAATATTCCTTCTGAAATCCTTCCAGTGGCTGAGGAGCCTAAACCGGCAGAGGTGCCTAAACCAAGCGTTCACCCGTTGCAGAAAGCCATCCAAAAGGAAAGTGCCGATTTACAAGCAATGGGTTTACAACTCGCTTCCCTCCTCAAGCTTAAGGCAGAAAGGACAGCTGAGATCAGCCTGGCTAAACAGGCAAACTCACAGCTTCCCAAAGTTAATGAGGATTTTCAACCCCCTCCGATGAGCCCGACGGAGGGGAGAGCACCGGCAGCAGCTATTTCTTTAGAAAAGCCAACTACCAATACTCAGACGAAGAAGTCGAAGGCAAAAGCTACCGCTCCTGCGGTAGTTGCGCCGGAAATTACTTCAACCAGCCCAGAAAACGCCCAGACCAACGCGTTGTCGACCTCTTCGACGAAACCTTCCCAGGTATCTCAGAAGAGTTCTACATGCCCGATCTTGGCGAATCCAAGCTCCTTGAATCAGTCGACGAGTACCACGACGGGGACAAGTACCCCGGAGTCAGGTTGGACGGAAAAGACATCCAAGAATGCAGCAAAGCGCTTGGTGATAGCTACAAAGCTGTTGGAGTTGACTGGCATTTCCGTTTCGGAGGCCTCGAAACTTTCGACGAGGACTTTGAAGGGGCTTATGAAGATAGCATCGGTGAAATCAACCTCACCAGCGGTCCAGGTTACCCCTACAGACTCTTCTCCAAAGACAACAAAGGACTCGTTGAACAACATGGTGATGAAATCAAACGACTCACCAAGCAAAGAATCTCTCGTATATTGTTCGGGAATGATTGCTTCAATGCTTGCGCTTCACGCCCAAGCGAATGGATCAGTCGTGGTCTGAGAGACCCTGACAGAATCTTCCCGAAGAACCAGGCAATGCCGGTTCGGAAGAGTCTGCCTAGAGTCATAGCAGGTGCGTCTTTGGTCGACCAATTGGTCACGAGGTGTTTCTTTCAGGGTTTTACACACTCTGAGGGTGAATGCTATCCCTTCTTGCCTACCAAGAAGGGCATCGGTTTTTCCGATGAACATGCCCGGATGATGGGGCTTCAGTTCGACGATATGAATAATGTTTTCGGCAAAGGTCCTGTTGTTTCAGACGTCTCAGGATGGGAGAAAAACTTTTCTGATGACGTAGCTGAGTGCTCCCGTTTGCCTATGCTGGTGACGATGGACGACGATGATATTGAGCCGACGTTTGCTTTTAATAGAGCATTCGATTGGTGGAAGAAGTCTTTGTTGACCTGTCCTTGCATTACAGATTCTGGTAAGTTTATTTACTTTCCCAGAGGAGCTAGGGTTCAGCGATCTGGCAATTTTCTGACTACCACGTCTAACGGCATTGGTAGGAAGTGTTGTGCGATCTGTGTCGGCTCTATAGCGTCTACTGCTGGCGATGATTGTTTCGAGTGGAACTCCTTAGATTTTGAATCATTAAGGGAGGCTTACAAGAACATTCGATTGCCCGTTCGTGACATAGAACAGCTCGGCACCTCTCGACTTGATTTCTGTTCTCATTCCTTTGAAAGGGATGCCGACGGTAACTGGAAGAGTTGGCTTTTCGCCTGGAAGAGGATGCTCTATGAGTGTTCTCGTGATACGAAGATCGATCCCGG